TCTGATGGAAATGGAAGCCACGCAAGCACCTTAAAATCACCATCATACACTAAATCAGTAAGTTGGCAGCATTACCCGTTTCATTCTCATTGTATTCTATCGGTAAAAAGTTTTCGCCATCATAAGTCCAGCCAATCCCTACACCATCTGGAGCCTTAACGGCATTTTCACCGATAAAAAGATCACCTTCTCCATCCCAAACTACAGTATTAGTAACTTTCCCGTTCTCAATAATTGCATAAAGCATTATGAATACTCCCATACAATAACAACACCAGAAGCACCATCCCCACCCGCAAATGAAGCCGCTGTAGCTCCTGCAACTCGAGCACCTCCGCCACCGGACCCATATCCAACACCCGGAGTACCAGCCTGACTCGAAGATTTAGCAGCATTCCCACCACCGCCAAATGTCGAAGCTTGACCATATCCTCCAGAACCGATCGTTGCTGATAGCCTAAATGCCTCACCACTTAAATTCTGACCTGGTGAAGAAACGATATTTCCGCCAGTAACAAATGTGCCTCCAGGTAGAGATTGCCCCGAACCGTTCGCTATGAATGGAGTATTTCCTTCACCTATCGACGTTGCTCCATATCCCCCAGAAGCGCTAATTAGACCGCCAAATGAGGATGTCCCACCAGCACCTCCTAAGTTATTTGTAGCGGAACTGCCAGCCCCCCCAGCTCCAACAATGACAGGATAGCTACTACCAATGTTCATAAAACGGCCTTTAGCATAACTACCAGCAGCCCCTCCACTTCCTGCCGATAATGCTGATGCGGCACCTGTGATGACTGCCCCCCCGCCACCACCTCCGCCTCCCTGACACTCCACCACAATAGATTTCGTTCCGGCTGTAGGCGTGTAGGTTCCAGATGACGTAAATACCTTCACGTTAAGAAGTCTGCCCTTAACGGAGTCAGCAAATGCAGCTTCCAGCGTAGCTAGATCTCCATCATCTAAGGCGCTTTTCCCCGAATAATCAACGATGAATTTTCCAAGCATCGCAGCCATAACAGTGCTTTGCCTTAACGCTTTATTCATCTGGGCACTGGATGCCTTACCTGACGTAAAACCAGACAGCAGCGCCGGAAGCGCTTCCCAGTCAGCTTGTGACATGACGTTAGCGTTAGGATCAAGCGCGAACGCTTTAAAGTTATTTGTTGCCATTAGAGTAAAGTCCCCCATGCTCCTACATCGAACCCGCCGATGTATTCGTTATCTAAATCAAAACCAAAGAATTTTGAGCCCTCGGACGGTGTTTCTACCGAAGGCGTTTCGACATCACCGGCCCATACGCCAGCTGCTTTAACGGTGAGATAGCCTTGTTTGATTGCGGCGATCAGTTCGAGAGACACATCAGAAATATCAGTCTCCGGGAATACCCAGACCGATATCGTCATGTCCTGGTTATCGACGATCTGCATCTTCAGGCCAGAGCCTGCTGTCGCAGTGTCAAGAATGGGCGGTAGAGAATCGTTGCGGCCGTCCCAGTTGTTGATAGCGATTTTTGCTTTCAGAATGATGCGGTAGGTGTCATCGCTCAGCGACGTATAGCCTGAATCCGGATCATACGGCCCTTGCCAGACGCCCTGGTCATATCCGAGCCCGTCGGTGTCCCAGCTGAAATAAACCCCCGTAATGGGCTGGCTGACTATACGGCTACGTCCGATCCAGAGCCCGAGGGTATCAAGCTGGACGCCTACCGCCGTATCAATGTCAAACGCGCTAACCAGCCCCCGGGTGGCTGATGTGATGTCAATCAGCGGCCGGGTGCTCAGGTCGATGTGATCAAAGTATTTCGGTCTGGTGGCGTGGTAGTTGGTGATTAAATCTGTGTACTTGCTCATGACGTCACCGTTAGAACAATATTTTCCGGCTTACAGGACGCTGATTCGTTGTAGGCGATATTGATATTCGCCGCCGCTACCGTTCCGGCAGATTTGCCAATCAGCAGCTCCTGAATGTCGTAATAGCGTGCACTGCCACCACTCACCACGCCGAGGTTCGCCGGGGAGTATATGCGGCTCAGCAGAACCGAATCACCGATCGTCAGCCCGTTGATGTAATCCGCGACGGCCTGCTGAATCTGCACGCCAATTTGCGACGTATAGCCCGTAAAGGCTTTCAGTGTGATATGCCCGTAAATCGGAACATCAGTCGAACGCGAAAAACTGATCACGTGTGGATTGCCGTAAGTGTCCGGTACCGTGACAGAGGTCGTACCGTAGGTCGCCGTTCCCTGCCCTTTATTACCCCGGATAGTCTGGGCAATGTAGGTCACGTCCCCGCCGTCCACGATGGCTGAGATAGAGTGTGGCGGCAGCCCGTTACTATCGGTCGCGCCAGTATCATTCTCGTAGAGCTTGTGACGTGTCACGCCAGCAACGTTAGCAATCGCACCGTCAACGCCCTCAAACGGCGTGATAGAGGGTAGCGCGACGCTCTGCCCCTGCCTGATGCGCAGCTCTGCGTCGGTTTCTGCCGGCGCGCCTACGGTGGCCGCCGCCGGGTTGGTTACCGATGTCCAGCCTCGGGTCGGCGTGTTGATGGTAGTAATTGCTCCCGCCAGCGCGGCGACCGCGCCGCTGTTTGAGCAGGTGGCAGTGGCCGTCACCGTACCGTCAACGCCAATCACTACCGAGGCAGGAAGACGCCAGATCACGTTATTAGTGTCTTTCACGGTACCGTTCGTGATGGTTGTCCCTGCGGTGCCGGCGAGCAGCAGATCAACGGTGGAATTCGTCGCCCCTTTGCGCGCGATACCGTTAATTTTCACGTTACTGGTCAGCGCTGCGCCGTAACCCGTAGCAGGTGAGAAGCAGTTGTAAACGGTGATGGCCGTGTTATTGGCATCGTGAATAGCCAGCGCCACCAGCGCTACCATCTGGCCGTCTTTGCTGTCCGGCTCAAGATAAGCGTCACTGCCGTAAATCTGCTGGAAATAGCTTGTCAGGGTATCGAGTATCGTCTGGTAATCAGGCGCGCTGATCCCCTCAGCGGTTACCGTTGCCGATAAGCCGAGTGTGTCCAAATTGAGGGCCATTTATGCCTCGCTGGTTACTGTCGTTGTTCCGTAGATAGTGTCGATCTCAGCGAAGAACTGGACGCGGCGCGTCGTCGTGTTCACTGTCGTATTGAAAGAGAGAATGGATTTAACGCCCCGCGTTTCGAGGATGCGCTTACGGATCGCCAGGTTGTAGGTTTCCGGCTTCTGCTTACCGAGTACGGACTGAATCCACGGTGTCCCCTCTGTGGTGTCGAGAAACCACTGCCCATACCACAATTCGAATCGCGTTTTCACAGCCTGCGCGACGGCCTCCGGTGAGTTAATCAGCCAGGTATCATCGCCGCTGCCAAAAGTGTAATCGCCTTCGTCGTCCTCACGTCGGTATCGCATAATTACCCTCCCAGTGGTTTTGTGTTGCTTCCGCCGCTTTCCACGCCGCCATGCGTATGCTTATCAACGATTGAGCCATCCACCAGCTGCAGGCGGCCGTCTGGCAGAATTTTCAGGCCGTTGAGGTTGAAGCCTCCCGGCGCGGTACCGGCTATCGCCCCACTTGAAGGATTAAGGCTCAGTTTGGTTCCGCCATCGTCGCTACGTAACTCAACCGCGCTGGTGCTGATGCCGCTGATTTTCTCCGCCTGAGACTGCGGTCCGACGATACAGAACGCATCCGATAAATCATGTACCCGGTCGTCGACAGGCTCCTGCACCCCGCCACTCTGCCACCAGAAATCGATGCAGCGATCGGCAAAAATCACCAGGCATTCATCGCCGGCTTTCACCGGGAAAGTTAACGTGCAGCCGCCGCCGCGCGGAAATATCACCGGCACATCCACCAGCAGCGGGTAATTTTTGGTAACGCGGTTGCCGTCGTTGTCAGTTTCAACCGAACGGATCGCAGGCTGCACAACCGCCGTCACCGCGCCGGGATCGAATGACTGAACGATGCCAGGCAAAGCGACGCGGATTTGGTTCTTTGTGGTGTCCCGCTCAGATTTGAATGTTTCGGCAAGGTCGCCGCTGCGGGTCTGGTCAGATACTGCCATTTGGTAGGCTCCAGAAAGCAAAAAACCCGCCGGGTGGCGGGTTCGATTATTAAGTTAATCCAGTGACTCTGGGGGCGGTAGTGAATCGCCACAGGTTTAACAGACACCTCAGAGTCATTTAAGATGACTTAAAGAGAGGTGCCCATGAGCGGTAAG